CAAAACCGTAGTAGATCGGCCACCCGGTGTCCCAGTCAGACAGATCTAGTCCGGTTACCTTACCTCTAACGCAAACCCAATTCCCCTCGCCAACATCCATATATTCAGTTGTCATACCGTCCATCTGATAGATAGTGTCATAGACAAATGGAGGTGTGACCAAAGTATCAAATGGTTCGATCATCGGATAATCGCCATAAAGACCAACGATGTAGACGACTTCACCGCGCTCGATCGGATAATTAGTTGCATTGATCGCCCAAAAATATTGGCCATCACCTCTAGCTGCGGTTATTCCTGGCCCAATCGTCGGAGCATCTGCGTTTACATTGCTGATCGATTGCTCTAGTGCCTTGATTCTGCTCTGTAATTTCTGCGTTTTCGCTGCGTATCGGCCAACGATCGTCATTTGTGGAGCATCGCCAGAGATATTCTGCAATACCTCAACATTCCCGATGCCTAATGTTTGTCTGATTCCATCGGCCTGAATCGACAATGCATATTCGGTGATCGTCTGTAGCACATCATTAGTTTCAATGGTTACGGTGACGGTGTCGCCAAGATTGAAATGAGTACCAAAACGATAAAACGGCACATCTTCATTCGGAACAATGCTAAATCCGTGTTTTGTTGCTCCATTTTCCTGTAGCGCAGCTTGACCTTGAGCAATCAGCACAGCGGAATCAAAATCTGATTTATTATCAACAAATGTTTCGATTCGACGACTCCACTCGTTCTGAGCATCAGTGGATCCATCGGTTGTGGCTTCACGATAGATGCGATCGATTCCATCGCTCAATCCTCCGACAATGGCAATCGTGGCTTCGGGAGCTGTATAGGTCCATTCGTTTCGCAGAATCTGATTGTTGAAAATATCAAATCGATATTCATCTGTGTGATCCGCCACCGCAGCGATGGAGAAAACAAGATTGGTTTCATCGTCTTGGAGGATCTCATATCTCAGATGCGGTGTGGCCATATATGCCAGACGGGATAATGCGTGCCCGATTGTGTCCCACTTCGTAGATAAATACCCCTCACCACCAATAACTGGATCCTCTGACAATGAGAGCTGTGTCAATGCTCTATTCACACCGGCAAGATCACCAATGTTTACATTTACAAGGTCATACATCAAAGTACTGATAATGCCTGAGCGGAGATACCAGGATTGATCCTGATTGGTTACGTCATCGATCGGCGCTGCGGGCCAGCACAGATAGTCTTGCAAATATTGATTGTCGTCTGAGCCAGTGATTCTCCATACGCCATCTGGATCCTCTTGCGATTGAACGCGCGTTACGGATGTGACATTGCCGGAAAAAATAATTTGTCCGTACAACTGAACAACAATCCCATTTCCTGGTTCGCGCAGGTAACTAACAATCGGCGATGAATTTGAAATTGTTACTTCCCAGTAACCAACATTGTTAAAACGTTTTACTAGCTGAAAACCCACAAGATCATAATTTGGGACTCTTGCGATTCTGACAAAACTGTTGTCGCGAATATCAACGCAGATGTCGTCGATCGTTGCCATTAGTGAATGACCTCATATCGTGGATAAAAAATTGCTGTTACCGATGACCCGCCGGAAAGGCCAGTACCAACAATCGTAATGATGTTTTGCTTTTCACGCAGATAGAAAAATTTTGGGTTGCCGGATAGCCATTGATAAAGGTTGGTTCCATAGGAAACATCAGTGACGGTACTATTGAGACCGCTGATATAAACCTCGTCACCATCGTTTACCGCAGCGTTGTACGTGAATGAATTACCAAAAGCATCGCTCAACGTCATTGTGTCGAATGGTCCGCGCAATACCCAATCGATCGGGCACGGTACATCGCCAGGATTGTTCACTGTCATCTGGCCAAAAATCCGTTCGTCGGCGATTGGTAAATTCATAAACGATCCATTACCGTAGATGAGACCGCGTTCTGTTCCCTGGCCGACAGAAAAACTTGATGCTTCACGGGATATCCAGTACGGTTGCGGACATTTCACGGTGACTACCCAACGGCACATATAGTTGTTCGCATCACGGCCAAACTGTGTATCACCTCCCGCAGCTAAATATGCTTCGAGCAATAGGATCGATCCGTCGGCGTAATATGCACGGATCTCAAACTTGCGTAGCATCAATCTCGACAATCTACGTAGCTTAGATTCGACATCCTCGCGAGAACTACCCAAAACAACGATGGGAATATCAACGCTGCGAATATCTCGCTTTGTCTGACGGAAAATTCCTCCGTCGCCGGCCGACGGATCGATCCTGAGTAATGGCGACGGGATACCAAAACCGCGCAGACCCGTTTCGACAACATAGTTTTGCTCGTCAAAAACGATCTCATCGGTTTCTGTCGCAAATGCGAGAGTGATCCCATTAAGTAGCGTTACCAACCTGATACCAACCTTGCTCTAGTGATCGCATCAACCAATGCAGTTTCTGAGTCCAGTGATTGATTTGGCGCTGCGGTGTAATTCACGATGTAGGTATTCCCCTGACCAAAATTAGCTGTTTTGAGCTTCGATGCAGGAATGACTAGCTCCGGGCCGGCCTCACCAATGAGCGCCAGGGTAGGCGATGTCACTAATCCACCCTTAGCCAATCGCGGGATCTTTATGTTCGGTAGTTCGGAGATCTGCACATTGACTCGACCAAATGTACTGATCTTGATTCCCTTAAGTACCAGGTTCAACCCCTTGACCATAAGGTTCACACCGGTGATCACGTAGTTCAAAAATCTTTCAAACGTTGAGACCAGGCCATTGATCAATCCACGGAAAAGGCGCCCAATAAATCCGACCGTCGATGAGAAAATATTTTTAAATGAATTCCATCCGTCAGATAGTGCACTTGTGAATTTATGCCAAATTTTCCTACCGGTGTCGGTTTGAGTAAAAAACAAGGTTAGAGCTGCGATAACACCGATAATTGCTCCAGCAATCAGTGTCAGCGGGTTGGCCCATAACAAAGCATCAAAAATTGCCCACAGACCGTTAGTAATAGCCTGATAGAAATTCCAGAGCTTGATCGCTCCGACAACGGTAAGGATCGTTGCCCCAAGAGTTGTGAAAAGATCAATGTGATCCAACACAAATTTCATAAACTTGGTTAGAGAATCAACGATCGGATTTAGGGCTGTTTTGCCTTGACGGAACTTTTTGAAAAAATCCTCCAGGGCCGGCACAAACTTATCTGCCAAAAGCGTTACCACATCCTTAGCGATCGGCAAAAATGCTGTTCCCAGCTCAGCTTTGGCATTGGCGAATTCTGCTGAAAGCTTGCGCTGTTGGTTAGCAAGACCCTCCGACGTGCGCGCAAAGTCGCCCTGTTGCGTTGCCGTTTGTTTAAAGATCAGGATCTGTGATGCCAGAACCTTTTGTTGCGGTGTCAGCGAATCTTTTGTGGATTTGATAATGCCCGCAGCGAACGCTGCCTGACGTAGCGATGCATCATCGAGCAATACGCCATATGCGCGCAATGGTTCAGATTCACCGCGTAGACCAGATGCCAATGCATCGATTGCCTGTTGAACTGATGTGTTGTTGAACGATGCAAGGTCAGTTGCCAGTGTTACAAAGGATTTTGAGAAATCTGCATTTTTTTTGCCTACCAGGCCGGCCGATGCTCCGTAGATACCAAAAGTTTTCGCAGCTTCTAGTGCCTGTTGCTTGGATTGGCCTAAGGCGCTCGCGGCCCCCTCTGCGAATTTATTGATATCTTTGGCCCCAGCTCCAAAGACCTGAGATACAGCTGATGCCTGCTCATTGAGATCACTAGCTGCCTGAATCGAATCGCCAAGGAAATTGACCAGGCTAGTAGCTCCCGCAGCTGCGAGAAATGGCGTAGCAACACTTCGGAATGCTCCACCAAAAGCGCTACCAAACCTCGAACCAGCTGATCGGCCGGCGTTATCGACCGATCCGCTGACACCGCGTTTCAGTTCCTGTTCAAAGTTTTTGGTTCCAGGGACGACGTTCACAAACGCTGTTGCTAATGCGCGCTCTGCCATTAAAGATCACGTCCGCTCATAGCACGTAGTTTAGCTTTGATTTCTGCTTCAGTTCGATCGCCGATGTCGCCCAACCTATTTGCTCTCGAATTCTGCGGTTTGTAGGGCCGTGGATGCGTTGGAGCTTCACCGTCGCCACCCCAATTCACCGTTGCGATCAGATCGAAAAGGTCGGCTAGCAAAATATTTGTCCTGGAATACGGATAGTCCCATTGAGCAAGTTCCTGGAAAAGATACGTTCCAGGATCGCGTTGCAGAGCTTGAACCAAATCAACCGCTTCGGCGTAACTTACCGCTGTGCCGATTTCGTAAATCGAGACACCAAATTCCCTGCGAAAATCCGCAGCTAGCGAAACTCGGTGATCCTCGATTAACGCGGTAAGTTCGAGAATTCCCCCGGTGTAGCTCCGGTCCATTGCTGAAATACTTCGGCTAGCTCCGACAGCGGTAGTTGATCCAAGATGTTCAGTGCTAGCGAATCCTCACCTAGAACATCCTCAACGATCGTGAAAAACTGATCCATTTCATCAGTTGCACGCCTGGCCTTACGTAGAACGCCGGCCCGGATCGATGAGAGCTCCGGGAGCTCAACATCGCCGGCCGACGTACTAACCGTAACAAAATTACTCATTTTGATCCTCCTAGATCTGTTTGTTGATCAGACTACTCGAAAGCTGAGAAAAAGACATCCGCAGCGCGCCCACCGTCGATGTACGCAGTGATCGTGATGCCATAACCCACAGCTTCGCCATTTTTGACGGTTTGTGCTTCAGTGACCATTACTTCACCTGCGGGCACAAAGTGTCTAATGACGTTGTTGCCGTCGATCACATCGATGACAAATGACTTACGGCCACCTGTCTCCGTCGGAGTCCAGCTGATCTTGCCACCGTCCAGAGCTACACCAAAGTAAGCTTCGAGCACATCGGCGTTAGATTCGAGCAAAACAAACTTGTAAGTGAGCTTGCCCTCTGTCACAACTTCACGGATCAGGTCGGCATTTTGCCAGGATCGGATAGCGGTGCTTGAGCGCTCAGGCGTAACGGTGACACCGTCGGCAGAAACATAGCCAAGATCCGCGAAATCATCCAAGCTTGCCGTCGTCGAATCTGGAGCGCCGGCGCTAGTCGGTCCCACGTACACAGCGCCAGTAATACCTACAACAACGTTCGTAGCGGTATTTGCCATAATTTAAACCTCTTAAAAAATGTAGTCGGTAGCCTTGACTACCATTTCAGCTGAAATTGCGCGGTGTTCCGCCGGACCCGGTTCGTCCATTCGGATCGGACCTGACAGAATATCCACAGACTTGATGCTACTAGAAACTGCCTGACGGAGCACATATTCTGCCGACAAAGCTAGGCCGGCGCAAGTTTCATTGTCCAATGAATACACATCTAGCACAACACCTGCGAACTTTAGCGTTCGCTCTTTGTCTCCAGAATAGGCAACTGTGATGACGATTTCATTCCCGGCCTGATTCCCTGGCAGTTTTTTAGTGCCGATCCTGCAGATCTCACCAAGGTAATCCGTGAATAATTCGACCAGTTGCACTTCTACATCTGGAAATATGTAATCGTTCATTAGCGCCCTCCCCGGGTAGTGAATTTGTAGAGCGCATTTCGCAGATGTGATACGCCATATTTTTTGATCGTGTAAAAATGCACAGCTGTGATAATTTCCGGACTCGCCTTAGACCGGATGTTTACTCTTGGCCGGCGCGATCTCGATCCGTCCCATTCGATTTCAAATCCAGCTTCGGCATATCCAGAAATGGTTCCACCTGGACCGTGCTGAGCTTCCTGAGCTGTGCGTTCAGCGTGATCTTTGACCTGCTGAGCTACGTTCATCAGTTCGTTGCGAATACCGGGATTTTGATCCAGGAACTGTTCAAATGCTGATTTGTCAAAATCGACTCGTGCCATTAGCCGTCCCGTCGGCGCAGATGGACGACGGTGCCAACATAACCCTGACCATCGGATATCCAAACTTGAACCTGGCCATCATTTATCCAGGCGATTCCGTCGATCTCGAAATAATCAATCCCAGTAATTGTGAAACTTTGATCGTGGATATAAAGTTCGCAGCTCGAATCTTGAGCCGATCTCGCAGCGGTTGGGTTCTGTCCGGTAGATCCCCATCCTACATTGCAAGTGAAAATTTCACTTGAGTAGTCATAAACCGGATTGCCATATGCATCTAGACCGGTACTAATTACTCGATGAGCTGTAACCGTCTGCATATTTAGCCCTCGCCGTTGAGTTCCTCCGGTGCCCACGGTAGGTCCGGGTTGGCCTGGTAATCATTGCCGTTCATACTGATGATTCGCTCATATGCAGTTGCATATGGAGCAAGATCTACGGAGAATGCTTTCCCTGGAATGTTCGGAGACAATAATTCCTGTTCATCGGGTTGTAGGAAAATACCCTGGCCGTCTTTGCCATAGTTTTTGCCCTGAGAGAATGGCCCGCTAGAGAATTGCGTAAACGTTAATCCCTCCGGGTTCCGGAGTACTCGAATGACAATCCGACTAGTGACCAGAATCACTACATCTAAATCCAGTTTCTGATCGTCCAGACGATCCTGGATACCAGGAAATTCTGATTTGATCACAGCTTCAGCATCGCTGATCAATGCTCTGATTTGATCGAGATCGGTCGGAGGGTTTGGCCCAACCCAACGGGCCAAAATATCATTCGGACTAGTCCACGCCATAGTTAGATCCTATCGCAAATATATACAAAAACGCCAATCCGGCCCAGGAGGATCGTCCGGGCCGGATTGACGTAAAAGTTTTTACTGAACTAGTCAGCTACGACGTAGGCAACACCCGCGGGCAACGTGACCTTAGCGCCGTAAACATTGAGTCCACGGACGATGTCAGCAAACTTGTTCGGCGCGCGCAGAGCTTCGACCTTGTCGATCGTCGATGCGTAAGCAACCGTCGCAGAGTGATAACCAACAGCGGTCGGAACTTCCGGGTCGCCCAACAGAGCGGACTCGAGAACGTTGAATCCGTAAAGACGGCCAAGCGATCCGTTACGTAGTTCCTCGGCGCTACCAGCGAGAGCAACGTCAGAGAGACCAGCAAGCAACAGATCGGCAAATGCGGGGTTCACGACTAGGTAACGGTTAGCAGCGGGAACCTTGCTGTCTGCAAGCGTCTTGCGGACAAGGCGAACTGCCGACTTAGCAGTTTCACCGCTGTTGATCGTTGGGGTTCCAGCTTCGGTGCCCTCGTCGAGCAACTTGTTCAGAACGTAGGTTTCGCTATCCTCAGCGAGAGCACGGCCGGCGCTCTGCACCCAAGCATCAAAGGTGCCATTCACCTGCGTGGCATCGACATCGTCAATAAACACAGAGAAAGCCTTTTCCTGGTTGATCTGAAGCAAAACTTCAGTGTCAGAAAGAGCTTCGGCAGAAATCGTACGTCCCTCATCCGCGTAGTCCACGATCGACGGAGTAACGGCACCGATGATGTGCACCGTGTTTCCTCGAGCTGCGGTACCAGAAAAGGTATTCGTAAGCGTAGGGATAACAACTTGAGACTGAGCAAACGCGGTTTGGATTCCGGCGCTCCACAGCTCTTGAATGAAATTAGTGATAGCCATTTGGCATCTCCTTAAAAATGAGATTTGAAAAAACTTTACTACTTCCCCAGCAACAAATCTAGCTTTCCATCAGCTCTGAGCTTCAGAATTTCCTCGGGCTTCAAACCTTGGAGCTGTGCCCGATCTGTGATTTGCCCCTGAGTCTGTACAGTTGGCAAACCCTGATTGGGATCTGGTTGTGGAGTACGTGGCGCGGTTGGATTACTGATCAAACTAAGGATCTCTTGAGCGCTAGTTTCGAGCTCGTCACGATTCGATCCTTGCAAAAGTTTCGCTGCGGATCCGGTTAGCCCAAATTCCTGAGCAACCTCAAACCTCAGCATTGTTGCTTTTGCCTGTTCAGCTTCAACTACGGCAAGATCGCGTTCGGCCTGTAAACGTTCCTGGATCGGGATTTGATCCGCCTGAAACTGTCTCCAAGCTTGAGCATCTGCCTCAAATGTTGCAGAATCCTTGGCGCGACGTTCCCACTTACGTGATTGCGCTTTCCAGAATTCCACACTATTTTGCGGTGCCGTTGTATCTTGCGATTCGCCGGCCTCTTGCTGAACTACTGCATTTTCGTCGTCCACTTGAACTTCGATATCTGCAGTATCGTTCGTTTTGTTCGTTTGTACAGTCATAT